TTTTTTCGTCAGTTTCAAGGTCAATGATTTCAAATTCTCCAAGTTCTCCAAGGTTTTTTCCCGTGAAGGCTTCGCACATTCTTGGATGAGAAGATATGATGTCTTCATAGCAATTATGTTCAGCTTGCATTCCGTATCCGTATCCAGCAATCCAGCTTATTAGTAAGCAAAGGGCGAAAATTAGGATTTTTAATGCCTTTTTGAACATTATTTGTCCTTTATATCTATTTCGCCGTCGTCGTTTATGAATGCCCTTTTTAAGGCTTCGTTTAGCAGCATATGCGCTAGCTCGCTGTCTCTGAGTGGCTCTCTTCCTAGTTGTATCAGTTTTTTATTTGCTGCTACAGCTAGCTGTCTGATTTTTTCTTCCTGATCGTCTTTGATTCTTAGTGCTTTCATTTTTCATATTCCTCAAATCTTTTATGCAATATAAAACAATGCTTTGTGTGTTAACAAGTAATTTGTTGTTGACTTAACGTGTTAACGCGTTAACATATTGGAAATTTGTTAACGCGTTAACGCGTTAATTTAACGTGTTGTAAAAAGGTCAAAACATGAAAAACCAACGTAGCGCAAAAGTAATACAGGAAAAGGCGGGCTGGCGGGTTGAGTGTCGTGAACATGATATTTTGCTCCATACGCTTTATTTTGATATCCGATCTGAAGTTTTAGCGTTGTCTCGCGCTGAAATGTGGGTGGCTGCGGGTGTAGCTCTGTCTGTTTCATATGGTGCGCCTAAGAAAGATTTGGGGTGTATCGATGAGTAATTTGGGGGCTTGGGATAATCCCCCCCCCTATCTAACAGGGGGGGTCGAGATTTGAAGACGACAGGAAAACAAACGGTCGAACCTTCGGAAACCGTTGTTTTAAATCAGGAATACGAAAGATACGAAACAGCCGTTATTGATTTTGACGGGAATTTGAAAGTCATACCGCTCCGTCGGGGGCTTGGAAACACTGCTTTCATCGATACCCTGAGCTTCACATTCAAGGAAAAATCGGTTGTCGGCTTCGCGCCTGAATTGCTTGCGATGGGTATTACCTCTCCGGTAACTGACTTAGATGTGATGAAAAACTGGTCTGAGATTGCTGAATGGATTTTTGGGTTTGGCATTAGCTCCCCTGCTCCCGTCGGCAAAGGTCGTTTTTATGATGAAAGATGGGAAATGTCGGTTGAAGGTGTTTTGTACGGTCAGGCATACATTGGCGGTCAGAATGGCACGATATTGATTGAATTGACTGGTAAGGGATGTACGGCTGCTAAGGATGGATGGGAACAGCGGTTATATCGTTTTTTGAACGGTCACGCATATAGTCCAAGAATCACGCGTTGCGACGTAGCAAAAGATTTTTATAGCGAAGAAATAAGCCCTGATACCGCATGGGCAGCTTATCAGAATGGCGAATTTGACAAGCGGGGTAAGCGTCCGCTGGTGACACAAATTGGATCTGATTGGCTGAATGGAACGGATAACGGCAAGACGCTCGGTGTTGGCTCTAAAAATTCTTCTTGCTATTGCCGAATTTATGATAAGGCAAAGGAACAGGGGGATACATCGGGGATGTTTTGGACGCGTTTTGAACTTCAGTTCATGGGAAAAAATTGTCTGATTCCGCTAGATATATTGCTTAATCCGGGTCAATTTTGGGGCGGTGCTTTTCCAATTTGTGAGCGTTTGCAGAATTTTGGTTCATCAAATCGTTATTTGTCGTCTGAAAAAAGAATGCAAGTGTCGATAGACAGGGTTCAGGAAGTTGCAGCAAACCAAGCTGGTCGCGCTGTGAATATGATGCTTCAGCTGGGTATGACGGCGGATGAAATTGTTGAGCGGTTAAGGCGTAAAGATGGTGCATTGCCTGAGCGTGTGAATCCTGCTTCTTATTCGGTTGAGTACGCATTGAGTGCAAGACGTCATTATATGCAGTTTATTCATGACGAATACGAAGGTTCTATCGAATTGGAGTTGATGGATGAATACGGAATGATTCTTCAGGGGTTTGATAATGATTAAAGGGGTCGAGTGCAATAGGAAGATTTATCCATGTGTTTTGGTGGATGATGAAAAGTATAGTTCTTATGCTTTAAGGCGTGTTTTGATTTGTTTATCAGTGAGCCAATTTGCTGAATTTAAAGGTGTATCTGACAAAGATAAAGATGAATTTGACTATATGGTTCATTTGGGAATTAAGCACGCACTTAATTTAAATTGTTTTGCATATCATTGTGATAAAGATGGTCGCTTGATGTGTATTTTTAGTCCAAAAGCCTAAGAAGGCAGGAAGGTAATTTGATATGAAAATGTTCGCAAAAGTACAAGGCTTAAAACGTTCTAAAGGTGTTATGAATGATACGGGTAAGGCATACGATTCTACGACGGTCTATGTCGAATTTCCGTTTGCCCGAAATAATCCCGACATGCGCGGCTCTGCTACTGAGCCGATGAAGTTTGGAACGTCGGAAAATTTTGAAAAATTTAATGGTATCCCGCTCCCTTTTGATGCGGAAATTGATATTGAAGTCGAAACAAACGGTAACCGTGTCCAAAACGTGATTGTCGATATTCAGCCGGTTCGTTCGGAAATTAAAGCTCCTGAAAAGGTACTTAAATAGTTTTTGGGCTGCCCGTTTGCCTTTGAAAACGGGGTTTTACTTACTAAAAAGGTGTTTTTCTATGAAAAATTTGAAACAAAAAATTGGCGTTGGTGCCGCTCTGGTGGGTCTGTCCGCTGCTGCTGCTGCTGACGGCATTGGCGATATCGGTACAACAATGGCAACGGAAATTGCTAAAGCTGTTCCTGTTGTAACCTCTGTAGGCATGGCTTTGCTGTCCGTCTATGTAGTGATGAAGGCTTTCCGCCTCGTTTCCAGCTTTATGGGCGGTAAATAATTAACGGGGTGCGGTATGGGGTATCGTGTAGGTTTACAGTGTTTCGAGAATATCGAAGTCGCTAACGACTTTGTTTTATCTCAAACCGCGCCCGTTATTAATGGTGAAGGGAAACTAATTTTTCCTCAAAAAATGGGAAAAGATTGGTTTATGAATGGGGAAAAGATAGTTCTTTCATTGCCTGAATGCTCTGTCGTTGATCAGATGTCGGGTGGTGCAAAAGTTGCTGTTCCCTTTATAACGATTTTTGTATTGATGTTTTGTTTTAAGTTGATTGCTAAATTTATATCAGGAATGGGGGTGCATGATGGTAGTTGATTTTCCTTTTCTGATGGGGTTTTTCGCGGTTTTATCGCTGATTTACTTGTTTAAGGGTTAATTATGAAAATGAATTTGTCGGCGGTCGTTTTATCAGCGGTCGCTTTTTTTGCGCCTGTTGCGGCGTATGCGGATGAAGTAACGGATTTAAAGCCGGGTGAAAGTGAAACAGGTTTTATAGATCCTATTTATGGCTTTGACCAAAGAACTGAGTTTTGGAATACCAAAGAGTTGGTTATTAGACATAAAGGCGTTTTGAAAAGATTGAACGTTACTAAATATTTTTGTGTACCTAAATGTTATTACAAAATCGAATATGTAGGAAATATTGAGCCTAAACAACAAATTAACTACTACGATATGAATCAGCTTTTAAGATCTAATTCATCTGGACAGAATGTCCCTGATTCTGAAGTCGAAAAAAAAGCGAAAGAAATGGGGGTCGAAAAGGAACGCTTAAAAAAGGCATTGGCCGATAAAAATGAAATGGCGCGTTTGATACGTGAAATTGAAGTAAAGCGCGCTGAACAGAAAAAAAAGGAAAAGGACGACCAAGAAAAACAAGGTAAAGGCGGTGGCGGTGGTTCGTCAGGCGGCGGTGGCGGTGGTTCGTCAGGCGGCGGTGGCGGTGGTTCGTCAGGCGGTGGCGGCGGTGGTTCGTCAGGCGGTGGCGGCGGTGGTTCGTCAGGCGGCGGCGGTGGTTCGTCAGGCGGTGGCGGCGGTTCGTCAGGCGGTAATGGTAGTGGTTCCAATGGTCATGGCTCTGGTTCGCCTTTGCCATCATCTCCTAAAGATGGTCCTACTGATTATTCCATGAGTTATTCTGTTTATATGCGTGAACATGGTTATGGATCTAAACGTGTTTATGTAGGTTCGGGTTATGCAGATGGAAGATGTTCAACAATTTCATCTATTGGATCTAAGGGTTTGTCTCAGATTACTGGTGGTTCATATAAGGATTTGACGAATACTGGGGGTTATTATGAATTTTTTTGTAGTTACTTAAATCCAAGTGACTCTAAGAAAACTAATTCTGAGTTGAATAATAGGGCTATTAAAGAGTCTAGGTGTTCTGAAAATTCTGTTAAACAGTTGTCAAATTCAAAGGGTAAATTTTCCGTTGTTTGTACCGAAAAGGCTAAAGATACAAATTTTGGCGGTGCGTCTGTTGGTTCTTTAGGTGGGAATTCATCAACATCATCGAATAGTTCCAATTCTTCAAGTTCATCCGGTTCGGGCGCGGGTGGTGGCGGATCAGTTGGGGGTGGCGCGTCAAGCAATAAAGGAAATGGAGCGGGTGCAACCGCCGGCGGGAATGGCGCAAACGACGGAGGTCGTGCGCCATCCGCGGGCGGTGGCACTGCGCAAAATTCATCTGATTCAAATTCGAATAAAACCGATTCGTCAAATTCCGGTCAGGGTAATTCTAAGATGGGTGGTTTGGAAGGTAATGGTAAGAAATCAGATTCTTCATCGGGTGAATCGAACGGTTCAAAAAAGGCTGATTCTGATGGAAATTCGGGTGGTAATGCTGATGGTAATGGGGATGGTTCAGGCGGTGAGCAATATGGGCTTCCTGATGTTCCTGATGTGCCTGATGGCGGTGGTGAACCTGATTGGAATGGAATTAAGTCAGATGGAAATTTTGGGACATTTTCACCCTCTTCTGCTTTTGCTATTGGCGGTCAGTGTCCTCAAGATATTTTGCTTGATTTTGGGCAGTTCGGTCGTCATTCATTCTCGTGGTCGCCTATATGTGAAGCTGCCCAAAGGTTGAGATATGTATTTATAACGCTCGCCTATTTTATGGCGGCAATGATGGTTTATAAGACGGTCAATTCAATGAGGGGTTAAAAATGCCAGCTCTTGCAGCTTTTTTAGGTGGTTTGTTTAGGGTGCTTTTTCAGTATTTGGGACGCCTGTTTTTGGCGTTTCTGCCAAGCCTGAAAAACCTATTTTTTCAGCTTCTTCTCGGGCTTGGTGTAACGCTCGTTTCATATGAAGGTCTTTCGATAGCTACTGAAGGCATCTTGAACTACGTCGCCGATAATTATTTCAGAATGCCCGCCGATTTGATTGGCTTGCTCGGATTGGCTGGCATACCTGAAGCCATGAATATTATTTTCGGCGGTTTCGCCTTTTCGTTTGGTATTTGGTCGTCTTACCGTGCTTTTAAATTTATAAAATAAGGATTAATCATGATTACTTTGATTACAGGTGTTCCGGGTTCGGGCAAAACTTTGTCTGTCGTTTCAGATTTGGCAAAAAAGGTCAAAAAAGAATGGGTGGGTCGTAAAATTTTCACGCATGGCATACCCGATCTGGTAATTCCTACTGAGAAAATTCCTGAAGGGCATACTATAAATGACATGAATGTTTGGCTTCAGTATCCTGAAAATAACGGCTCTGTCGTTATTATTGATGAAGCGCAAAATATTTTCCCGCCGCGTTCTTCGGGTTCTAAAACGCCTGAGCTTGTCGAATGGCTCCATGTTCATAGGCATTCGGGTGTAGATATTATTCTAATCACGCAAATGCCGGGTCGTATTGATAAGCAGGTTCGCGATTTGGTAGGCGCGCACTACCATATTCATAAAACGCCTTTGGGTGTGCGTATGCGTTATTTTTGGGACTATTGTGAAAACAGTCCAAAATCAGGCATGAAAAACGCCCGTCCTGAAGTCTATAAGTTCGATAAAAAAGCGTTCGGTCTTTATAAGTCTGCGGAGATACATACCAAAGTAAAAACGCCTAAGAGTCGTGTTTTATGGGTTATTCCGGTTGCCTTGATTGTATTTGGTTTCACTGCCTATATGGGTTATTCTCTTTTGTCGGGTTTGGGGTCGTCTGAAAAAGCTGATTCTGAAAATTCATCTGTATCGTCTGTTGTTGGCGTTTCGTCTGATGATTTGAAAAAAAGCGTGAAAGATAAATCTGCTATGGCAGGTCAGGAAATTGGCGGGCAGATAGCACCTAGTCAAAATAAAAATCTGACTGAAGAGATGTTAAAGCCTAAGATTGATGGTTTGGTTGAATCAAAGCCGTTGTATGATTCGATTAGACAGGTAAAGCAGCTTGAGTATCCTGTTGCGTGTATATCTGGGGGAAAATCGGGTTGCTCCTGTTATTCATCTCAAGGAACGATAATCAAAGAGATAGATAAAAAGACGTGTAATGACTATGCAAAAAACGGCATGCCGTTCAATCCATACAAGGAAAATAGTAGGGATGTTGTTCAAAATTCAAATGTTCACCCAATAAATGATGATTCCGGTCAGGTTGTCAGTCTTGGCGGCAAAAGTCCTCAAAATTTGATGTATGATGGCTATGCCGAAGCGGGTCAACAGTTTGCAGCGCGTGTCGGTGTGGTTGGTTCGAGTAATTGATTAAAATTGAATGGTGTATTTTTTCATTATTATCATCTTGTTAAATTTTGCCTGGCTAAATTTTCGTTAATATATAAGGTCGTCTGAAATTCAGACGACCTTTGTTTTTATCGAATTATGATTTTTTCGTATTGATCAGGATCTATAAATTGGCTTTCAAGTTCTATTAAATACGGATTTTCCCAATCACAGCAATCTGATTCGTCTTCGGCTTCGGGATTTATGTTTTCCCACCATATTGTGCAAGGTAGCCCGTTTACAGTTCCTTTTGCGACATATGCAATATCCTTCCAAGTTCCTGTTGCTGAGTTATTAAAATATGCTTGTTCATTTAAGATTAAATTAAGTTCCATTTTAAATTTCCTTTATTTTGGATTTTACCCATTTTGAAAAGTCCTGTATTTTTTCGGCTTTTTCCAATAGGTCTTTTTCTGTTTCGGTGTTGAAGGAAACGCGTTTTGCGATTCTCTTTGCTTCGTATTTCGTGTTTGCTTTTTTCTTTGGGTCTGGCATTTTGTCCTTCTTTTTGTGTTTTGATGTTGTTATTATATCGTAGCTACGATATAAGTCAATAAAAAAGATTATTTAATAATCAGTAACTTATAATTTTTAAGGAATTGAAATTTTGGGTGTCAAGGGGGAAGGTTTGTAAAGATTGGGCGCGCCTTTTGCCCAATCTTTATGAATACCCCCTTGATTCCCAAAAGTTCAAGAAACACGCTTGTGGTAGGTGGGCATGAAGGGTTTTTATTTCATGCCCGCCTGCCACGTGGCGAACGTCCCCGAAGGGTCGCCGAAGGCAATCTATGGGGTGTGTAATTTAATAAACTGGACAAAATAGTACATTATACGAATTGGGACTATCGTCCGCCTTTGTATGGCAAATTTCCTGCATTTTTAAAGTACCAATTAGATTTAGTCATTAGCCTGAAATGTTCTGATTTTATCCGCTCCCTGTCTCGCTCCCTGCATCTTCGGTATTCAAGTCCGGTAATGATTTCCATCGGGTCGCATCGCATGACTTCGGCGATGTCCAGTATCACGGCAAGAGGCAAACGCAGTCTGTCGCGTCTGTATTGAGATACTTCAGACGCTGAAACGTCCCATCTTTTTGCAAGCGCATAATCAGATCTGATGTGTAAGCGACCTTTTGCCAAGTCTAACCAGTCTTTTTGAGCAAACATAATAAAATCAAAGCCTTGTTTAATCATGTAATTTAAATACTACTATGATTAGACAAGGCTCGCTATTTGAGCATAGGCTCACTGTG